TGGTGGGCTAGTGGTGCACTGCCGCGCTTATGACGTGCGCGGCGGCTTCATCGTATGCGTGGGCGATTTCTTTTATGTCGTCGATTGTCTCCGCTTTAAGTGGGATGGTGGCGGTCTCTCCGTCGAACAGTCCGCCGACTGGCGTGATGTCCATGACGCTGAAGAGTGGCGTGATGCGCGCGATTACGGTTGTGTCGTTGAGTACGATGACCGAGCCGACTGGGCTGGAGTACGACTCGCAGTCCACGCCGGTGACCCGCTCAATCTGTGCGGCGATTGCCTGAGCCACTTCCTTGCTTTTGATTTGGACTTCCATCTTGCCTTCCTTGTTTGCGGTTTGCTTGATGGCTCTAATATATCTCATCTGACACCACATGTCAAGTATCGGCGTGTCGTGAGAATCGTTCTCATTAGGCATTCATTAACGGGGTTCATTCATTAACTCATGACATTCATCAACCGGGTTCATTCATTAACCCATGACATTCATTAACGGGGTTCATTTATTAAGGGGACTCATTCATTAACCCATGACATTCATTAACCCATGACATTCATTAACCCATGACGTTCATCAACGGGGTTCATTCATTAAGGGGGTTCATTCATTAAGGGGGTTCATTCATTAATCAGTTTAACCAATTAACCCATGACACGCATTAAGCAGGTCAGCCGTCACTGCAATTTGCGACACGCCGACTTGACTAAACGTTCAACACTTGATATTGTAGAGCCATCAAGCAAACCACCACACAAGAGGTGATAAATATGCGTTACGTTGGTAACTACGAGCTGCAACCACTGAACACCGCACAGCAGTCCTTTTATCGCAAGGCAATAGTCGAGATGTGGGACGCCGGGCGAGACGGCATGGGCTACGTGCTCAGGTCATACGGCACCACGGTGTGCGTCGTCAAGCCGATTACGCCGATTGGCACGTATCCGGCAATTTATGACGTCTCTATCGACATGGACGTGCTTAGCGCCACAACATTGAGGCACGTCAAGGAATTTTTGGCGCAGACAGACGGTGTTTTCCGCGGCGTCCACCTCGATTGGCTGAGGGATAAGGTCCATGGGGCAAAGACGGTGGACAATGGCGACGTCACACGTTACCGCAACATCTATGCCATGCACAGTATGTGACCCCCCCCGCCCCGCCCAGTACGACACGCCGACTTGACACGAAGAGTCGTATTGATGTATATTATAAACAACAACAACAAAAAGAGGTGATTAAAATGATAAAAACAAAAACGTTCATCGACAACATGACGGCACGCGGGTACGAACTGCGACACGGCTACAACGGCAACATCACCGCAACCAAAGGTGATATTACGGTACGGTTGGTACCACTCGCCGACTACACCGTATACATCAAGACCCCACTCGTGACCGCGATAACCGCAAAGGATGCTACAGACGATGAAACACTACGAACTATCAACCGCCTGACCATCCAGCCCTGACAGCATACATGCGGGTGCAAGTCCCGCAAGGGCACGAAAAAAATATCCGCCATCTATTTAAGGAAAGTGGTTACAATGGCTGATAGGATAGCGATACTCGGCAGCGAACCGTATGCCGAATGGATTAAGCGCAACGGCACGGCACAACGACTGTTCAAGGCGTATTGCGACAAATGGCCGGACGGCACCGCCAAGTGCGTTGCAATCGGCAGCGACTTCTACGTTCGTTTTAACAACGGTGAAATGCGCTACGTCGGTACCGCCTCAGAGTTTGACTACGAGTCGGAATGGTGCGCGCAATGCGGCGTTCCCATCGACTCGGCAGGCAGCGAGTATTATTGCTGTGACGCCTACGACTATGACGCGGTACTCTGTGAGGACTGCGGCGGCTCAGGGAACAACTACTACTGTCCTCGTCACCGCGGCAATGAACTGTTTTCGGGGTGCAAGGGATGCGAGTACACCTACCCGTACGCGCACGAACACGGCAACCAGTTCACGTTCGGCGTCGAAATTGAAATCGAATCCGAGCTGGATGAAGACTTTGCGCAGACAGTCGGTGACTCTGACCTAATCGCCGGTTGGGACAAAGACCCGTCGTTAGAGCAGAATGGCGTCGAACTGCAAACCAACATTCTCGACATGTCCAAACTGCCCCAATTGCGGAAGCTCATAAATGGAATCCCGTATTACGGGGAGAGCGCGGGGGGTCACATTCACGTTGCGCGCACCGCCAACCAATGCGCTAGCCGTTGGTATTGGGCGCTGCATGGGCTTGACACATCCCAGTGCGAGCGCCTCAACATGCGCCACATGCGAGACGACTATTGGTGTGGGCTCAACCATGGCGAGTACACTGGCAAGCATACTGCGGTCAACGACGACCACTGCGAAACAATCGAACTGCGCACGTTCGACTGTTGGTATGAGGATAGCGCCGACAAGCTCGTTCCCGCCATACGGTGGATACGTGCAATGTGGCGCTTTTTCGAAAAGCACCCCCTTGGCACGGTCAAGGCGAGTGCCATCGAAAAGTACTCTTCGTGTATGGCCGACAATGTGGCCGATACTCCCCGCCTCACGCTCGACGAACGACTCGCCGCGGCACGCCGCGCGGCAGCCGCACGAAAAGCCGAAGAGGAACGGAAACGTCAAGAGCGCGCCGCAGAGATTCGTCGCAACGTCAAAAAAAACGTGAAAGCGTCACGCCGGGCGCGCGCAAGCCACGGCAACCCGAGTACGGCACGCCACGAATGGAACTACAATCAGAATCAACGCGAATACCGCCGCGAGACCATTGATGGATGTCTTTCCAACGCCACAACCGCATACGCGTTCCCGTCACGCAATCTGCAACCGCTGCACATCTACTTGGACATGGCGACGGTGAGAATCGTAGAAAAGGGCGAAACATTCCGCAGTCTCGAACATTTTCGAATCTACCATGCCGCCAATAGCGACTCGATATGGGACGGGTTCGAATATGAAAGCCGACATGGCAGCACCGCCCAGCGGGTGCTCGAAAACATTTTGCACAACCGTGTCGCACGAGCCTCACACGGCAAGCCGACAATCGAATCGTTGGAGCGCACCGCGTTACGCTTGTACAAGCGTGCTGGACGGCCCGAACTGAGCGCACGCTATGCGAGAATCCGCAAGAATATCGCGAACGCTGAGCGGTGAATAAATCTTCGGGGGCGGGAACGTCCCGCCCCCACCATTATGAAAAGAGGAAAAACAAAATGTGTGTTATCGTTACCGCAGTACACGGCGCAATGCCGGAACCTTACGACATTCTCGCCATGAGCGAAACTAACCCGGACGGGGGCGGTGTCAGTTGGTGGGATGGTGAACGTTTGAGGGTGTTCAAGAACGTTGACCCGTTGAAAGTGGTTGGATTCATCTTCAGCCATTGGGCGCAATTGCGTGACGCCCCGTGCCTGATACATTTCAGGCTTGCCACGCATGGTGCCGTGGAGCCACGCAACTGTCACCCGTTCCGTACCGATAGGGGCTATATCGCGCATAACGGTATCGCCTACGATTTTGAGGTTGGTCCGTACGCTTCAGACTCTCGCAACATGGTTGACGCGTGGATTAAAAGCGGATACGACGATTCCATATTCAGCGGTCAAGGATATGTGGCGCTCATAACCCCCCACGGCCGCCTTAAATGGCTTGAAGGGGAACCGACTGAATACTCACGCGGCGTATGGGTATCCAACACGCATTGGGATATCTGACAGACTTTGGGCGTGTCGCAAGGCACGCCCTGATATGATAGATGAAAACAATCAAGAAAGAGAGGTTGATGAATGAAACCATTCGAATATTTCGATAAAAGAGCCAAAGTGCTCTTGCATGACGTGAACACTTACACTCTCACCGAACACCGTGAAGCAGTGCCGGCAATCGTAGCCCTGACAGCAGAATTGAACGACACCGACTACCATTACGCGTTAGAAGCGTATCTGAAAGGCCGCGCCTCATGCATGGCAGATACCGTCAAGGAACTGGACGGTGACGAGATTAGTTTGGACCGCGTGAGGGAGATTCTGCGCAATCTGCGTGACGAATGGCTGCCGCAAACCAACTCTGACTTCAACGCAATAGTAACGGAAGCCATACGCATGAGCGTGACCGACGAAGCAATCGACAACGAACTGAAGGACCGTGGATATTATGACTGACATACTCACCCGCATAGCTGAAGTACAACAGGCGGTAGGCGCAGCCAAACGTTCCACCGAAGGCTACGGATACAAGTATGCCACGTTGAACGATATTTGGACACTGGTCAAACAGGCCATGGCCGACAACGGGCTAGGATGGACCGCAGCGGGAGCGAGCGAAATCGTCGGCGCGGAAACCGACATGCCTACAGTGTACAACACGCTCACCGTAGCCGTCTACGAAACAGACCATGATGGCATGAACCTCATGGAAATGGTGAAAAACGGTGAAGCGTTGAGCAGCAGCTACACGTATCCGGCAACAGCCGCACAGCAGGTTGGAAGTTTCGAAACCTATTATCGGCGTTACGGACTGATTCACCTGCTTGGCCTGACCACCATTGCCGACGATGACGGAAAATCATCCTCCCCCCTCCCAGCCCCCTCACTCACCGAAGAATTCAAGTAACCAGAAAGGAAAAACATCATGACAGACATGCTCGAAATCGAAGCGGTAGGCGAAATCCGATTCGTCCACATCAAAGACAAGTACCAGTCTGACGCGGCGAAACAGCGCGGCATCGAACCAAACTACCAGTTGCAGCTCTCGTTCCCGAAGAACGGCGACGTGCATAAGGAACTCGTCGCGTCCGCGAAACAGTTGGGCGTCCGCGCCAACGGCGACAACCTCCGCTACAAGGACGGTGACCTTGTTACCCTCAAGGACGGCACGCAGCCGCAGCATGGCAAGTGGCTCATCAACCTCTCCAGCAAGTGGAAGCCGTCCATCGTGGACCAGAACGCCAACGATTTGGAGTTGAAGGAAGAGCCGGGAGACGGCACGCTAGCCAACGTCGCATTCAAAATCGGCAGCACCAAGGAAGGCAGGCTCACCTACTTCCTCACCGGCGTGCAGCTCTTGAAAATCGAAGCAAACAACACCCCTTCCCCCCACAAGTTCGGAGCCTACACGCAGCTCTCCTTGAACGACGAAGGTGTGGCCGCAGAGGAACCGGAGTTCTAAACCGTGAACGCGCCAATCCACTACAGTGACGAAGACATGATTGACGCGCTCACCACCTGCCCGAACATAGACCAAGCCGCGCGCGCGCTCAACGTGTCGCGCGGCTGGCTGTTCCCGCACGCGAAACGGTTGGAACGCGAAGGCAGGATACTGCCGAAATCAATCATGCCAGCATATTTCAAACCAAAGGAGACCGAACGATGAAATTCCAAGACACCACCCCCACCAGCTATAGGAAGCCGAACAGGTTCAACAAGGCGCTGGGAGAACACCTAGGCAAATGGACGCTATACAAAACCTACGACCACCCCAACACCGCATACACCGTCGCATGGAGCGTCAGAAAAAACCGTCTCAGCTGGACAAAACCCGACTGGACATATGAGGCGCGCACAATCCGTACGATGACACAACGGTACGAAGTATGGGTGAGGGCAGTTGATGCGACTGAACAGTAGAAAACAGGAACCGTTGGAAGCCGACATTCAAGCCCGCCTCATAAAAGGCTTGGAAAAACGCGGCTGGTACGTGCAGAAAACCGAAGGCCGCTCCCGCAACGGATTCCCAGACGTCACAGTCGTGGACACGTTCGGCAACACGTGGTTCATCGAACTCAAACGCACCGTAGGACGGCCAAGCGAAGACCAGCGTAGGGAACTCGCACGACTGGCCGCACACAACGCCAACATCATGCTCGTCTACGGGCTGAAAGGCGTAGACTGGCTGCTCTCCGTCAAAGACTGGCGGGACATGACCAACAGACGGTGCGAACTGCTCACAATCAACTCCGAAGGAGAACCGAAATGGGTGAAAAGAATCTAGAATACCACGTTTACGACACGCGCGAACAATGGCTCGAAGCCCGCAAAAACACGGTAGGCGCATCCAGCCTCGCGCATTTCATCGCAACCGGACAGCTACCATCCCCCCCGCCAGACGTTCCGGCAGTACAGAGCGCCATACAGTTCGGCAGCATATGGGAGCCGATGGTGGTCAAACTGTATGCCGAACACCTGCAACTCGACTTGGCGTCGAAGAACACGCCGCTCGCCGACCTCACGGCAGGACAGCTCGCATGGTACGACAACAGCTTCTACACGGACGGCAGGATGCACGTCTCACTGGACGCCGCCTACCGTGACCGCGACGGCATCCTGCATACGGTGGAAGTGAAAACCGGAAGCAAACCGTCATACGCCTTCCTATCGGCAATGCAGCACCGCCAGTATTCGGCACAGGCGCAACTCGAAGCACGCATGGTAGGAGCGAAATTCGCAGAAATCATCTACGCGCAACGACCTGCCGACTGGGAGCGACTATCACCAGAAGCCATCACCGAACACATCGGAAAAACATTGGACATCGTATTCGTCAACGACATCATGGAGCAGGATGCGGTGGACAGGTGGTACGACGCCTACAAGAAGGATGACGATTCGGAAGACGGCCTTCCGTTAATGTCCGAAGTGTTGGAAGCGAAGGAACGGTACGAGAACGCCAAGGAACGGCTCACCATGTGGCTTTCCGACCATCCCGGCGAACGCGTCTACTGCGACGGCCACATCGCGCGGCTCGTAGAAACGTCACGCACGACAACCGACTATGCGAAACTGTTCGGCCAGCATCCAGAAATCGACCTGAAACCATTCCAGAAAACCTCGAAAGCCATCAGATTGAGCATCGTGAAGGAGAAGAAGAATGCATGAGCTGATGATGAACTGCCTGTATCTGCTCGTCATCATCCTGTCGGTCATGGGAGGCACGGCGGTAATCCTCATCCTTATCGGCATGGTGAAGGGCATCGTCGGCATGGTGGAAGACGCCATAAAGGCAGACAATCATGGTGAAGAAGACGACTGACCTGTACGGTTATCTTGACGCAGGGGCTTGGGAGGACATCGAACGGATGCGCCAACCCAAGCCCATGCCCCCCGCCAAGAAGAAGAAGACCGTCACCCAATACAAGGACATGACGCCCGAAAAAGCCGCCCACAAGCGGAAGCTCAAAAAGAAGTGGATAAACGAAAACCACGAAAAAATGCTCGACTATTGGGTACGATACCGAAAACAGCATCGTGAGGAAACCAGAGACGCCTGCCGCAAATGGCAGAAGAAATTCAAAGCCGAACATGGCGTCAGCTATCAGACTTGGCGAAACTGGCGTAAAACGCCGGAAGGCCGCGAACGCATAGCTGCATGGGAGGCGACGCACAGGGAGGAATCATCATGAGGGCTTTCATCTTCGACGAAGCCGGAACAGGCAAAACGAAACGCAGCATGGACCTGCTGGACGGTGCGGAACATATCCTCGTCATCTGTCCGGCAAGCGTCGTAAAAACCGCATGGCTGCCGCAAATCGCCCAATGGTCGCACGGCAAGGCGCTGACCATCGAAGACTATCGGAAGATTGGATGGCCGGAAGACTACCGTTTCCTCGTAGTATCCTACAATATGGCCGCAAAGCTGGGCGAAGTGCCGGACGGTTTCAGTCTCATCGTGGATGAAAGCCACATGGTGAAGAATCCTAGGAGCGGACGTTCCAAAGTCGTGAAAGGCATCAGCGACCTTGCCAAGGACGTGCTGATGCTGACCGGCACGCCAGCCCCAAAGGATTTGGAAGACCTGTACGGGCAGACCGTGGTCATGTACCCGCACGCCAAAGACAGGATAAACATGTTGGGCGATTCTTGGCGCACCCTAGGGGCTTTCAGGATGCGATACGGCAAACCACATACGATGAACGTGCAAGGACGTCTCGTGGTCAAATACACGTATTCCAAGCCCATGGTCGAAGAAGCGTGCCAACAGTTGCAGAAGCTCGTACTGGACATTCGACGCGGCGGCAACCCGCTACCACAAGTCGAATGGCTCCCATCACAGAAAACCGAACAGGAAGCCATGGCATTCGAACAATGGACGAACACCCACCAACTGGCCGAAGACGTGTACGCGGCAAGCGCGAGCGCCGCAGCAGTCAAACTCGCCCAGCTCGACGACGGCTTCGCCTACAAAACCGAAAACCGTGGAGAATCCTACTGGTTCGGCGTGTCCAAACTCGAAACCGTCTACAGTGAAGCCAAGAGACGCGAAGACCCCACGCCACTGCTCGTATGGACACGGTTCAAAGCGGTACGAGACGAAATCTACCGTACTTGGACGCCATGCACCGACGCGAAAACATTCCTCGCCATGACCGCCCAAGAACGGTCAGGATACCGGCTCATAGTCGCCAACCCGCAATCCATGGGCACCGGCGTGGACGGATTGCAGCATCTCATAAAAGACCAAATATGGCTCGACCTCCCATGGACATACGCCGACTGGGAGCAAGCCAACAGAAGACTGGTACGACGCGGCAGCCCCTATCAGTGGCGGCAACGCATACTCGTGCCGGACACGCCATGGAACCGCAAGGTCATGGACGTGATAGAAGGAAGGAAAACACTCGATGACATCATCAAGGAAAAACAACTGGGATGAAGTGATGGAAGACGTCAACAAGGCGCTCCCAACCAAAACCGCCAACAATCACGGACTGAAAAGCCCGAGCGGCTTCATTCTCGACCCACCTGAGCCGCCGACCGTGAAAACCGCGCTCGAAAACATTTCGCCAAGCATCTACACGCGCATCGCCGACAACCTCGACCATGTGAAGAACATGCTTAGCGGAGAGAAAGCCGAAGAATACGGCAATCCGCGCATCATGTGTCGGAACATTTCCAAACGATGGTTCGGCTGCGACAATGCGGAGGTGGATGTAGCCATCATGATGGCCGAATTGAAAATCGAACGCATCAAACACGACCATAGTAAGGAAGACTCATATCTAGACGCTATCGCCTACCTCACCATGGCATTAGCGTTCATGCAGGAAGGAGGGAAGAATGATTAACCACAATGTGATGCTGCTGAAGTCAAGCCGTGAGGAATGGCAGAGGATAGAATCCGAGGAAACAGGATTCACACTCAGCGAATATCGGTCGCCGTATGAGACAATGGCCTTCATACTCATCGACGCCACCACCGGAGAACACTTAGGCAACGCCTTCATTCTCTCTGGAACCACGTTCGGAGGCTTGGAGTGTAGCCCTTGGACATGGAGCATGTTCGCCAAGCTTACCGGCATGACAGAACAGGAACTCAAGGAACGGTTCCCAATCGAAGCGAAAGCGAAAAACCCGTCAGAATATGAAATGTACCTGTACGAAATCAAACCGATAAGCGACGACGAACTGTTGCAACACCTTTGCAATCCGAACGAATAAGGAGAAAAAATGCTGAACGACATCACCATCGAACAGTGCGTGGAATACCAAGACCTTATCATCCCATACACTGAAAAACAGTTGAACCCCAACTCGTATGACGTGACCTTGCAAGACACCATCGTCACCTTCGTCAAGGACATGAAAGACTGTTACGCGGACGGCGGCGACCACACATTGCACGGCATCCACACCAAACAGGTCAGAATCGAAGGATACTATCTGCTCCAGCCCGGACAGTTCATCCTAGGCGCGACAGTGGAGAAAATCAGCCTTCCAGACAATATGATGGCACGATTCGACGGCAAAAGCAGCCTTGGCCGACTCGGGCTCTGCACGCACGTGACAGCCGGATTCATCGACGCAGGATTCGTTGGAACCATCACCGTCGAATTGAAGAACGAGAACAGCTTGCCAATCATGCTGAAACCCGGCATGAGAATCGGACAGGTATCGTTCGAATATCTGAACGATGCGGCAGGAAAACCCTACGGCATGGTCGGACACTACCAGAATCAGAAGGCTCCGCAACCGGCTGTGGAGGTCTGACATGAAAGCACCTAGACAATGCCTCAACTGCGGGTGCCATATGACGTTAAAAGACTGGTATCCGGAAATGCTGTGCGAAACCTGCAAGCAGGAAATCGATTCGGCATTGACGGACGAGAGCAGGCAGGAAGGATTGGAGTACCAGGATGAATGCTATTAGGGAAATGGTCGCAGGCGTCACGCAACGATGCTATCACTGCATGAAGAAACTCACTACGAAAGAAAGCATCCTATATCATGGACTCTGCACCGAATGTTGGAGGTTGCGCGGTGGCAATTGAACAAGAGAAGATGGAAGGTGAGAAATTCTAGTGGAAATTCTGAAACTTATCGTCTTCACCATCATCCTGCTCGCATTCGTAGCAGCCATCATGTGGGTTTGCGACGCATGGGATGACCGCATCTTCATCGTATATGTTGCGGTCGCGGCCATAACGATAGCGGCTTGCACATGGCTGGATGACTAAAAAAGAGACTCCCAGCAAGGAAGAGGTGAAAAACCTTGCTGGGAGCGGAGAAACCAAAGGAGGGGCTGATGGTGAAAACCACCAACAGCCACATTCTATTATAATGTCAGCGGATTGTCAAATACCATTCGTCACCGGACTCGGTGCCGACTGCCACATAACGGTATTCGCCAGAAGAAGCGCCAACATAACGACCCCACAGATAGCCGTCAGCATAAGCACCCCAACCATCAAGCACGACCTGCTGTCCACGACAATACTGGGCTGCGACGTCAGCCTTCACGGACGGTGCGGTACGCACGTTCAACGAATCCACGGCCACATCATACGTGCACGCCACCACGGTCGGAGCCGGAGATTCGATGATGGACGGAGCCGGATTCACCGGAGTGTCAGCGCCGACACACGCATACTTATCCCAAGCGGCCTTGTCACCGGCGAAATAGTTCAAATCAAGCGAACCGGCATAGCCGCCGATATGACCGTTCGACGTGTACTGGCGCATCGGATACGCCACATAAGACCAGATAGAATCAGCATCCTGCCAGCCGACCGCATCCATGGAAGCATAGCACGCCTCCCAAATGCCACAATCATGCTTGGCGGCAATATCCTTGATATACGGGATTTCGGAACGCTGCGCATACACGAGCGGCTTCACGCCGGTCGTGCGAATGTAATGGTACAGGAACTCGTCGAGATACGAGCGGTCGCCCCAAGCGGCATTGTCCGCCTCCTCCCAGTCAACGCACGGCACGAACTTCTTCAAATAGCCTTTCGTACGTTCGGCGAAGAACAATGCTTCCTCGGCGGCACAGACGCCACGAATGTAATGCATGTAGCCGACCGCAAGGCCACGCTTGGCAGCGGCCTGAATCTTCTCGTCCGCACCAGTCCACACGGATTCGACCAGACCATTGTCCGTCGTCAGTTCGCCAGCGCCCCAAGTGCACTGGACCACGACGCCATCGGCGTCAATCTTGGAAACGTCAACGTCAGCCTTCCAATTGCTGATATCCACAAACCTCATTCAGAAACCTCCGTTTCATTGCCTGCAATATGCTTGCCAGTCACCAGACTCTTGGATGGGGTGGCGATCGAAGCCGGACTGATTGAATCGGTCTTGCCGCTCGACGCCACGCATGTCAACACGGACGCGACTGCTGCGACGAGTGCGATGCCTGCCACGTTCAGCCAATCGACTTGAAACAGGCCGACGCCGCCGACCACGCCAGCCGACAATGCCGCCTGACATGCGGTGCGGATTGCACGCTCCAACGTGTCAATCCAAAAATCCTTTTCAAACATGAATCATGTCCTTTCGTTGATGTCCAACGGTTCTATTGTATCGCGAAGACCGTCCGGCAATCGAGGCTTCGGATACTGTTTCAAAAACTCTGGGTCCAACACTTGGCAGAGTTCTCCAAGCCAATGTCCTATCGCCCGAATGTATGAGGTTTTCAAATCGTCCTGACGGCGGAGTTCGTCGCGTTCATGAATGAACGCGGCCAGTTTTTTGTCCTGCCGGTCGATTTCCTGCTGCATGTTCAATTGGGCTTCCGAAAGTCGCCTGTAGGCTTCGCTTAGGTCGCCGCGTCTGTTTTGCGCCCAAGTGACCGCTGCGACCGCGATGGCGCATAATCCGGTCACTAGGGCTACGATGATGTCAGTGCTCATATGGCACTATTCTAGCCGATAATTGCGATTATGTCAGGACTCCAAGCGGCAAGTGGGCCGAAACACGGGACACCATTAGTGTGAAAGCGCCGTACACCAATGATAGGTGGTGGGTTTCCCGCGAGTGGGATACCGTCATCGTATACGGCAGCGTAAAATACACTGATTCAAATCAGGAGAATCATAACACCGCGAAAGAAACCATGCCAGCCGGATGGCGACCGTACGGAGATACCCAAACTGCCATCAACTATGGTGTCGTAAGTGCCGTCAACGCCAACTGGTGCAATTTCGTTCGACCGGACGGGGTAATCATCATGTTGGGCAACCCAAATGCTGTATACTCCGGTGTGACCGGAGGATGGCAATGCAGGGAGTGGAGGGCTTAACCGATATTGTAGGTGAGGACGGACAATACGGAACGGTTTCCAATCTGGCCGCCAGCGTATCCGATTTTCACGTTTCCATCGGAGTAGACGCCTAAAAACGTCGGAAAATAGCCATTTCCAGTACCAGCATTAATGCCTTGTTGGATGTCTGGACAGAAGGCGCTGTTGTTTACATGCGCGACGGTCACATACGACCCCCAGCCGGTCAAGTTGATGTCAGCAGTCTGAACGTGGATGTGCGCAGTGCCATTGGAAGCCCACACGTTCGCGGTATTCCCGTCGAGGTGAATATCCGTCCACGGCATGTTCCATCCACGCCATTTACCGTCTTTCCTGACATAATCGCAATTATCGGCCACATTATGCAGCAGCGTGCCTTCCGGTACCATGGTCAGGGCGTCACGCTGGGCGGAATTCTGCACCCGCAGCATGTCACCCTTCATCGCGGCACCAATATACGTCTGCGTGATGACCACGCCGGAGGCGGCCGTGTTCGACACGCCAGCAGGAAGTAGCACTTGAGCCAAAGCCAAAGCGCCAGCCGGAACGGCCGGTGCGACCGGCACGGCAGCAGCCGTGCCCTTCACCACGCCGAACTCAGGAACATCCGAACTATCCGACATTGGCGAGCGCGTCTCGTTCTGCTTCACATACACTACGTCGATGCGTGAATTAGCGGACGGAGCCGCATTCAACGGCACGTTCACGTTTCCATCGTTCTGGATAAGCAGCGCGCCATAACGGTTCAATACAGCGTTGAACGGATGCACCGTCACGCTCATGGAATTGCTGTTGCCGGTGACGAGATTGTCCTGCGAACGGTCGAGAATGCCGGCAATCGGCATCATCGTGGTCTTATCGCAGACGAACAGGCCGCTCATGTCGCGTCGCGCATCCAAGAACGACGCCTTGCCGGACACTGCGAACAGGCTGTTGCGTAAGGTCATTGTTGATTTTTCCTTCCAGCGCCTTCAGGCGCGATTCCAATTCGTCAATGCGGGCGTGCGCCAAATGCGCCTCATGGATGGCCCACACGCCGAGCATCGGATAGTTGATGCCACACGGCTCGTAATCATCATTATACTCAACGAACTGCCCCAAGCCGTTATCGTCCAAATCTTCGGCAATCATGCCCAAATGCACGTTCGCACTGTCGCCGTTCCGGTTCACGTCGTCGATGTAACGGTAGAGCGTCCAATCGACGGAACGCATCTGCTCCAACGTAATGTCCGGCATCATGAAATCCTGTTTCACCTTGCGTGATGATTGGGCTGTTCCCAACGTGCCATCGGACAATGCCCACACGGCACGCCACGAGCCTACGGAAAACAGGTTGGCATAGGCGTTCGTCGTATTCGTGCCGCCACGTCCCTGCGATAGGACGCCCCAATTCCACGCATTGCACTTCTGGTCGATGGTCGCACGGTCATAGGATGTTCTGTTGATGGATGCCGTCACCGTCTGGTCGATGTTCTCACTGATGTCCAACACCTTTTGAATCGCCTGAGTCAGCTGGGAGCCTGACGGCCTTTCCAGTTCGCGCAACCGGCGACCATACTCGTTCAGCGTGGACACGAGCTTGTTGGTGGCCTGAGCCGGATTCTTCACGTCGATGACCATTTCGCCGTCTTCGGCCACCGTAGCGAGGCCGTCAGCCGACTCTCCCTGATGCACGACAATCTCGTCAACCATTATCCACCGTCACTTTCACACCGTCGAACACGTCACCAAGGGTGAACGTAATCCAATTCGAGCTTTCACTGGCCTTGATGCCGGTGATGCGCCGCGTGTGCGCGCCATCCACATAATACCAGTCGCCTTTCGTCGTGAACCTGATACGGTCGCCGACCGTATAGTTGGCGAGCGTCTGATTCACGGAATGCAGGTATCCGCGATGCACTTTCGCCTCGGTCGAAGACACGGGCTGCCAGTAGACCGCAGCCGCTTCGTTCGCATATGCCTGAAGCGTATTCTGCAATTTGACAGTCGAATGGCTGGAATCCACGCTCTCCCAAATCGGCGCTCCCGCTTTTTCCAGAATGTCCGTGTAGGCTGAGGCGACGAGCGTCTTATCGTCGGATTTGCCGGATGTGAACCATTGCATGGAGGCGAGCTTGTCGCCATCATCCGTGGCGGACAATGAGGCGATGCCCGGCTGTAGGGCGGACGCGCTGAAATAGTGGGTTTCGCCGCCAAGCAGCGGATGACCGGTCTTCATATGCCATTCGTACCCCAAGCCATCTGCGGTACGCATTGGGAAGAAGCCGATGTCGCAGCCGTTCTGATAGTTCGTAATATTCGTCAACACTTCGCCAACATAGTTGAGGTCAACCGCCTGATAGTTCGCTTCGGATTTGCCGGTTTCAGGAGCTTCCAACACGACCGGCACGCTGCTGTGGGGCCAGCTCATCGCCTGTTCGACAAGATTGCGTGCGACCGTATTCCAAGTCACGTTCCTATAGGACGTGTCATATTGAGGGTCTGGCGAGCCATCCGGTCTGATGAGGCTCTTGCCTTTCGCCTTCGCAGGCAGTATCGTCCTATGGTCAAAATACGTCCACATGCCCGACGCTACGAGGGTGAGCGTGCCCGAATCCGCGTCATATTCGCGGCGCATGAGCACGCCGCCCACGGCAAGCCCGTCATCCTCCGCCACCATGACCGTCTTGCCGATGGCGGCGGTATTGCGCAGGTCAAGCATACGGGCGTCGTTCGCAATATACTGCAACCTCGTGTCATCCGAACTTGCGTAAATCGGCACCTTCACCGTCAGGGAATCCGTGTCATTCAGCTTCATCTCCCATTCGGCGGAAACGTGCGGCAATGGGATGATGCGGCGTCCGGTCAGCAGGTCGGCAAGATACACTTTCATCGCCACGCCTCATTCCATTCGACGGTCATGGTTGGAGTGCCGGATTGGACGCCCAATGGCGTGAACTGGATGGTGCAGTCTCCGGTGGGTCGGAACCAGTTCTCTTCGGTGAGGAACATGCTTAAATCCGACTGGTTCTGAAACAGGACTCGTTCATCGTCGAAGTCGAACACCATCGTCTCGTCGGGATTGATTTGACGGTGGAATTCGACGGCTTCGCCGGTTTCGACGCAGTGGATGCGCACCCCTTCGGACAGGCCTCCCGACACTTTCACGACAAGATGCGTCGGTGCGAAGCCGGAGCCGGTGATGCCGACTCGCCCCGGATTGCCAACTTCGCCTTCCGTCAACGGGTCTGTCAACGGGTCGAGAATGCCGATGCCATCGGTCGGCACGCCAGTGGTGGCCGACCGTAATGGTGCGAGCAGGTATGGTGATGGTGCCAGAAGGCCGATTTGAAACGCGGCCTTGCCACGATACCGGTATTCGTCCACGGTCATGGAACGAACTTCAGCGTCGCAATGCAAGGCGGTTGCATTGCCTTTCTGCACCGTCACCGTCACCAATCGTCCGGCCATGCCGCGAAGGCGGCGCATCATCAAATCGGTGTCTTCCACCGAAGACGTGGCATAATAGCCTTCGACGGTGATGGTGCGCCCGTCATAATAGGTGGTGCCGGGCATGGCGTTGCCGTCCGCCCTAGGCCAAGCGTCCTGCTCGGTTTTGGCAGACGGCAGGTCATCGAACCCGCTGATGGAGGTTAGCGTGAAATCATATCCGGCGTCACCATGCAGGGTGATGTCGCCCACGGTGACGGTTATGGTGCTCAAGGTCTGACACTTCCAATCATCTCATTGTTCAAAGCGTATCCGAATCGGCGGGCCACCAGTTCCACGTCGCTCAACGGGCTTGCGACCACATTGTCGATGTGGACGCCGCCTGTGGACTGTGCCGCCGCTACCTTACCAGTATAGTCGGTAAGCCGCGGCTTCGACACCACGCCAAAGTCGGCTGGACTGATTTGGTCAAAATCCAATGAACTCAGCACGTCATCGACCTGACCGCGCACGAACGCGCCTTGAGCGCCGATGGCCTTGCCGAAGTCGCGCATAAGATGCTCGCCAGACACGCTGGTGTAGCCGGAGCCGGAGAACGGGCCGACCTTAGCCGGGGAGAACGGGAAGAAGTCTCGCACCTTCTGCAACGCGCCCTTCACCGCGCTCTTCACGTTTTCGACCGCGTTGAGAATGCCCTGCTTGAAACCGTTCATCAACGCCGCGCCGGAATTTATCAGCCATGAGCCGGCACCGGCGAACAGGCCCATGATTTTGCCCGGAATGCTTCCGATGAAGCCAAGAATCTGACCGCCCAATCCGGCGAACGGTCGGGCGATGTTGGCGATAATCGCAGGAATCGCGCGAACGACGGCCATGAAAATGCTTGGGAAGTTCGCCGCGATGCTTCCAACGACGCTGATGAAGGCGTTCAGCAGCATGGGCAGACCGTTGATGATGCCGGTCACCAAACCGCCGATGATTGCGGGCAGCTGGTTGATGATGGCTACGGCGATGCCCGGCAGGGCTGCTGCCAATGAGGTTATCACACTGGTGATGGCGGACATCAAGGCCGGAATCAGCGTCGGCAGTGCGGTGGCGATGCTCTGTCCGATTGATGGGAGCGCGGCCACTATGGTGGTGCCCAATGTTTGGATGCCGGAAGCCAAGGATGCGCCGAATCCGCTGATAAATCCGGCGATGGCCGCGCTATTGTCGCTGATTGCGCTGAATGCGACCTGAATGCCAGCCACCAACGACTGGCCAAGCGATGTCATGAGCGACGGAATCTGTCCGGCGAGTGTGGCGAACAGCGTGCCGAACGCTTCCAGCATCGGCTGGCCGTAGGTGGAGATGAATCCGGGCAGTTGGGCGAACATGTCGGAGAACGCCTGCGTGATTTGCGGCAGTATCGTCATCAACGCTGGTGCGAGCGTCTGTCCGACGCTCATGAGCGCGTTGGCGATGCCCGGCAATGCCGCCGTGATGCTCGCCACCATCTGCGGGAGTGCAGCTGCGAACGCCGTCGCCATAGCTGGAAGTTTCGTCTGGATGCCGGCAAGCGTATTGTCGAGGCTTTTCTGCCATTCTTCGAACTTACCGGTCATCTGGGATGGGTCGAGGCTGAACAGTGTCTGGAAGCCGGTGGTCAGACCGGTGAACAGTGCGCCCGTCACGCCCAAGGATGATGCGATGCCGCCAATCTTGCCGACTGCCATACCAAATCCGTTCACGGCTGTGCCGAATCCCTTCAACGCGCCGGAAGACACTTTCAACGCCGCTGAGCCGACCGCATTGAACGCGGCCTTGCCGGAGGCGGCGAATGGTGCGAAACGCCCGGTGAGACGTGATACGGCTCCGCCGAACGTGCTCTTCAATCCGGCTCCGACCGTCTTCGCTGCGGAAGCCAGCGGTGCGAACGGATTCTTGCCGCCGAACTCCTTGGAAATGATTTCCGGCATTCCCCGCAACGGTTCGGACAGGATGGAGCCAAGGGTGGACGCCTTCGACTTCAATCCTTCCACCATAGTGTCGAATGCGCCTGAAACCTTCGACACGACATCGCTGATAGCCGTCGTGTCCATCATTTCCGCAAACGCGCTCTTGAATTCGGACGCCTTGCCTTTCACGTTCGACACCATGATGGCGAAACCAGATTCGACATCAGCCTTCAACACTTCAATCCTCGTCGTGAACGAGTCGGAAATGCTGTTGGCGAGCGCCTTGAAATCGTCGCCGACGAAACTCCAAGCGTTCGTGAAATCGCGGCCCATGTTCGTGAGTCCCGTTTTCAGGTTGCCGAACGCCATCATCGCTTGGTCTGACGCCTGTACTGCGGAGCCGACCAGTGGGAGGAACACGTTCGGAATGTTCAGGCCGGTGAGGTCTTTGAGTTCGCGTCCGACCTGCGTGAGCTTGTCACGGTAGATGTCGGCGTCCTGTGCGGCCACGTCCAACGTCTTGTACGTGTTGGAGTCCACTACGATGGTGTCCGCGGCCATGCGAATGTCCTTGAACGCCTGAATGAGCTTCGGAGCCTTCTGGCTGGATGCCACGTCCACCTGCGTGCTCAACGTTTCGAAGGCTTTCAGGAATTCGGGCGGCAACGATTCTGCCGAATCGCCCATCTGGTTCAGGCCGGAACGCAGCAGGGAGATATTGCCTGACACTTGTCCGACGCCGTTGCGCAGGTTTTCGGCGGCGTCCTGCACCATGGCGAAGCCTTTGGCCGCGTCGGCTCCGAAGCCGAGAGCATGGCCCTGTAGGTCAAGGTATGCGACGTTGAACTTGCCGAGCGCTTTTTCGACCTTAATGGACTCGTCGATGCTTTTCGACATGGCGTCCGCCACGCCGGCAAGCTTGTCGATGACGATGGAGGATGCGGATATGGCGTTGCCGAAGGCGTTCGTGAAGGACGAGCCCAATCCGATGAGCACGTTCTTCACGCCGACCAGTGCGGTGCCGATGAACGGGATGCGGGAGGCGAACCTGTCGTTCGTGGCGACCATGAGGCTGAAGACGGTGGTGCCGATGGTTCCGACCGTGTTGAGAATGTCGCCCAGACTGGACAGCAGGTTGACGTTCTGCGAGTTGGCGCTGATAAGGTTCGTCAACGGTGCGAGGAACTGTTCTATCTGCTGCGGGTTGAAAGCGTTGTTGACGGCTGGGGCGAGCTGGTTGACGAACGTCGAGGCCAACGTCGAGGCAGCGTTCGACAATGGCACGAATCCTGCGAGCATTTCTCCTATGGTGTCGACCATGCCAGAGTTGGAGATTGCGGTCAGCGCCTTGCCGAGGTTCGCGGACAATGCGGTTGCGGCTTCAGCAGACCTTGCGCCGACCGTGTTCTTGATGCTGTTCCACGCGCGGTCTGCGGTAACGGGCATGGTGTTGAACTGCTTTTCGATGGCGTCGGCGTTTTCAAGCACCGTGTCGTAGAGTGCTTGGCCACTGATTTTGCCTTCCTTGCCCAACTGTTTCAGTTCGCCTACGGACACGTTGAGATGCTTGGCGAGCATTCGGGCGATTTGCGGCGAGTTCTCCATGATGGAGTTCAGTTCGTCGCCGTTCACGATGCCTTTGCCCAATGCTTGGGTAATCTGGCGCATGGCGCTGGACGCTTCCTGAGTGGAAGCGCCAGTGCTGACCATGTTCATGTCGAGCAGTTTGGTGAACTTGGCCGCGTCGCCGTAATTGGTCACGACTTCGGGCGCGAGCGTGCGCAGTCGGGATGCCGACTGGACGAAATCGTCCGTGGATACGCCGACCTCGTTCGCGTATTTCAGCGAATCTTCGAGAGAGGTCTTATAGTCGCCCGCGTCGCCTACCGCGTTTTTCAGCATGGCGGTGGTCTGACCCCACTGGTTGCCGAGTTCGATGACGTTGGAGGTCACGTTCTTGACGGCGTGGGAGACTGATACGATTCCGGCGACGGCTGCCGCCGTGTTCAGGTATTTGCCGATGTCGAGGTTGCTGAAACTGTTGCCGAAGGCGTTGGCGGAACGCTGTCCGCCTGCGGTGAAGGATGCGAATACGCCGTTGAGCGCACCCTTCACGCCGCCTTGCAGGTTGAGGTTCTTGGTGAACGAGCCGGAGAAGATGGATGACAGGCCGGTGCCGCTGTTTTTGAACATGCGGCTTGCCGACCCTGATATTTTCGGTTGGACGGTGGGGGTGAGCACCGCGCCCTTGCTGGCTTTCACCAACGCGGATTGTAGGCCTTCCAACGATGGGAGTACCCGTATCCATGCGGTTGCGATGCTGCCCTTTGCCATCCTATTCCTTTCGGTGAAGACCCAACGCTTTGTTGATGTCTTCGGTGTTCATCGAATCCAGTTCATAATCCTCCGTTCTGGTGTTCTTCTGATTGGCTGGGAGCACGCTTTTCGGCTTCCTGCCCTTGCCGCTGTAGGGGGCTAGTGTTGACTGTTGGATGATGTCCAAGAGTCGTGCCGTCGCTCCGAACGTGCCTATGAGTTTGGCTCTCTCTATGATGGTGTAGTGTCTGGGGCTGCCGTATTGGCTTGCGAAGTCGGCCAGTATTTGGCTGTCCCATTGGTCGGGGTTTATCGCGTAGGTCAGTCTTTCGACTGTGAATCCAAAAGCGCTGGCAATTTTCCCGAGAGGTATTCCCATGCGTCGAGCACGTCATCGTCGAATGCGTTCATGACCGCTTCGTACTTGTTTTCCTTCAGCACGCCGCGCATGAGCTTGTCTACGAGCCAGATGGTTTCCACGCCGTCTTCGATTTTTTCGGAGTGGATGGCCTGTTGGAATTTGCGGTTGCGGAGGAGTTTCGCGTAGGCGTCGCCCCAGTTTTCGTTGAAGTCTTCTGCGGTGATGGTGGGTTTGCGTTTTGCCATTGGCCTTCCTTTCGTGAAACGTTTTCCATATAAGTATACCCCACGCCGTGGTCGGCGTAGGGTATGTTGGTCACGGACTGACAAGACTGAGCGAGGCGAACATCAAACCTGCGGTGGAATCATTGTTCGTCAGTTTGACGCTGCATTCCAACGGTATTCCGTCTGTTGTAAACGTCTTGCTGAATGAAATCCAAGTAGAGGTTTGATTTATCACCAACTTGAACTCAAATATCACTTCCTGTCGTGGCGAGACAACTTGCATCAAGACCGTACCAGATTTCCCGGCAGACCAGCCAGTGCAATACCCAGTGAGTCGCAACGTCTGGCTAGGCGGAATGACGAACGCGTCGGAGGTTACTGATTCTGACTGCTGAAGGATTGCAGCCTTCGGCTTACTAATAGCCTCACCATTGAATCTAATTGCCTCAGCTGGCGTCCATTTCACAGGCTCTTCGTCGAAGTTGCCGTTAGGAATCAGATTGTCGGTGAACTCTCCGAAATAATGCGAAGAGGACATGTTCAAAGTGCTGGCATACCTGACCGCAGACCAAGCATTATCACCACCACTCGTTTCGGAGACCGTGGACTTCAGAATCTTGATGTCGAACTTGGTGCCCTTCGGAAGAGAAAGTTCGCCAGTATAGACATCATCATCGCCCTTGACCATCTTCACGCCGGTATTGCGCGTCCATGGCGAGGCCTGTCCCCAGTCTCCGACAATCCACATCGCTCCGCCGTCAGCCACCGTACTATCGGATACGGTGACTGTCAGCGTCGGATTCGGAGAGCTTACGCTTTTGGGATGGTGATGTACTGGGTCTGAGCCGGTTGGGTGGCGGTCGGATAGGCGTTGATGGTGAACTCGAAGTTCACGAGAGCCGTATGCACGTGGCTGATGTCGCCGGTGATAAGGAAGGTGGCGTCCGCCATCACGTTGCGGCGCTTGCGCCCACCCTTCAACATTTCGTCGATGACGATGACGTGATGCTCCAGTTCGCCGGCCTGCTCCTTGACGGTGATGCTGCCATCCGTGCTGCTGGCGGCTGGGTTGACGGTCACGTTGGCGGAGCCGTATGCGACCTTAAGCAGGTCTTCGTTCAGGGCTTCGATGCACGTTCCCGTCCACGTCTTGGAGAATGTCGGGTCGGCCTGTGCGACGGTATCGCCGCCTGCGGCCACAATATCGTCGCCCGGCTCGAATGCGGCGGGTTCGGTCAATCCGTCTTCGCTCAGGTAGCCGAGGCCGACGAACGCACCGTCCAGTTCAGAGGTGGCGTCGGTGGGGAGTTCGGTGCCCAGTGGGGCGACCCAAATATATCCGGACTTGTTGGCACTGGTGCCCGGCTTGGAGAATGTTACGTTTGCGGAAGACTGCTTTGCACCCATCTCAATTCCTTTCGTTGTTACGTTCAATCATTGGATGGGCGGCATCAACGCCGCCCATGTGCGTGGATGGTGTCACTCGGTGGTGTGGTTGATGGCGTAGAACTTGCCGGTTCCGCCGATGAAGCCCCAGCCGATTGCGACTTCGGTTCGGAGCAGCACCTTGTTGGACGCGCCCAAGTCGCCATCGGAAGAGTTGTCAGGATTGCCGGAGTCGAACACTTCGATGCCGGACAGCGGGACTGCGCCCCACACGAAACGGTTGGCGAAGTCGCCGATGACCGCATCGAGGACCTTACTGGCGAGCTTGCCGGAGCCGGTGGCCGCGGCGGTGTCGGACACGGTGTTGGAGGCCGCGAGGGTGACGCCTCCAAGGTTGACCATGTTGCCGATGAGCGGAACTTCCGCGGCATACTGGGTCGGAGTGCCGCCTGTGGTGAGGCCGTCGCCGATGGCGGAAAGGTAGGCGGAGGTGGTGACGCCCTGCGCGGACGCGTCGCCCTGTGCGGCGACCTGACGGACGGCCTGCTTGAACGCGGTGGCGGCTTCCGCTCCGGTGCCCGGCGTGTAGTCGATGTTTCCGGCCTTGTCGAGCACGTAGCCGTTGGTGCGGGCGACGTTGGATGCGGCCTTGGTTGCCGGGTTGACGCCGAAGATGGCGGCGAAGTCGAGGGCGCGGCTGATGGCGCGGTTCACGTACGTGCGGTACTGGTCGAGGATTCCTGCCTGATATGGCTGTGCGACGATGCTTTGGAGCATGGTCTGCGGGGAACCGGCTCGGAAGGTCGCGTCGGTCGGATTGTAGGCTCCGTTGACGCCGAACAGTTGGAGGAACTTCTTCGGGAAGCGATAGGAGATGTAGAAGGTGATTGGGTTGATGGTCACGACACCGTTGGTGGCGTCGTTGGAGGACTTCTTCTTTTCCGCTTCCGCTGCGTTGGATGCGCCTTCGCCGAAGATGCCCATTTCGCCGGTGAAGTCGATGGTCTGCATCTGCGTGCCGATAAGGTCGATTGGAGTGCTGTTGGAAATCTTTGCGAGCGCGCCTGCCGCGGGCTGTTCGGAAATCAGCTTGCGGTCAACGAAGCCCGGCTTCAGGTCGATTGTTGCGAGAGACACTGTTTGCCTTTCTGACGTGGTTGGATGTTGCGTCGGCTTCTTTCCTTGCGGCTCCGACCTGCCTCGACCACATTCTTTTCGGCTGTGTGCGCCTCAACCCAACGGTCGCCCAGTTGGTATGCCCTTGCATTATTTAACGACTGTGCAGGGCGGTTCAAGTCCGTACATTTTAGGGGAAATGGTCGGCCTTGGCATGGTAAACGAAGCTCCGATTTGTCTACCGACCATTTCCAAGACATAGAATAACACCCCACTTGACTTTCGTCAAATGGGGTGTCTGCAAACCAGAATCACAAGAGAGGAACTACACATTGCTGCATAGCGGTTTCCATTCTACCACCTTCTCGTGGCTGTGCGTGTTCGGCGTGTCGCCGGACTTGCTATGTGGTCCGATTTCGCCCTATTGCATTGCATGTGGGCTGGCACGAGGTTGTCCATGCGGTCGCTGCCGCCAGCGGCACGCGGTATCACATGGTCTGCGGTGAACGACAATGGGTGCGCGGTGTTGCGGCCCCAGTAGAATGGTGCGCCGCAATAGTAGCAGGGCGCTCCAGTCCGTTTGGTGCGTTCGCGGAGGATGGTGCGGTTGCGGTGGTAGAGTCCGGTATCCTTGCCCATTAGGCAATCACCTCCCTGACCTTGCGTTCCTTCGGACGGTTGACGCCGCGATACCATGCGGCGATGGACACTCCCTTCAGGCCAGCCGTGGTTTCGGTCTTGCGTATCGGTGCGAACTTCCACTGGTCATCCGAACCGGACTTGAGCTTCTGCGCGTTCTGCACTTCGGCTGTCAGCTGCGGATTGTTCGTATGCTTGAACCGTCCTTCGTTCAACAGGTCGAGGAATCCCTGCTGCGAGGCGAGGAATTCGGTGCCTGTCAATTGGATGACGTTCAGGCCGCGCGGCAGCATGTCCCTGATTGGATTGTTCAATCCTCCGGCGTCCAGTATGAGCGTGGTCTTGCGCGGGCGGGTCTTCAACTCGTCAACCACCCACTGCCATGATTCGGTGGTGGGGCGTTCGTCCACGATTTCTCCGATGACGTAAGCCCACTTGTCGTAATGCTGAGAGCCGACCGTGACCTCTTCTGTGCTTGCGGCCACGGACAGGGCGAGCGTGCTGGTCGTCGGGTCGAACGTGAGCGCGTATACGAGCGTGTCGCGGTCATGCTGCAAATCCGAGTAGGCGCTGTCCCACAGGTCGATGGGAATTGCCGGAGGAATGCTGTCCGCCCACCATAGGCCCAAGTCTTGGATGCGGAAGTCTATGAGGCCGTCCGCGCCGCCCTGCTTGGCTATCGCCACGTCGGTCAGGAACGCTTCGCGCGGAATCACGTCCGGGTAGAGCGGATTGGTAAGCGCCCACAATTGTTCGTCTTCGATGTCCGCCGTCTCGTCATCGATGCCGTAGCGCACCGCATACGCCATGTCATCGTCTTCCGCATTGTCGAGGAACACGTTGAACGTGTCTCCGATGGACGAAGGGAGGAACGGCGTGCCAGTGTAGATTATCATCGCCATGCGGCGCGTCTTCAGCGTTTTGGTAATCATCGCCTCGTATTCGGAGCGGAGTTCCTGCGCCTCGTCGAAGATGACCAAATCGAACGTGCCGCCCATGCCTGCGGAAGCGCTCTTGCGGGAGCGGAATCGGACGAACGCGCCGTTCCTCAACTGTAGGCGCTCGCGTCCCATGGTGGTGCTGAAGTGCGTGACTTCGGCCTTCAGTTCTGGATTCGAGTCGATGGCGTCTTTCAAATCCTCCATGATTTTGTTGGCGGCAATCTGCTCATGCGCGGTTACTAGTACGTTGAGTCCTAGTACGTACAAGTAGTAGAGGATTGGGGCGGTGAGGATTTTGGTCTTGCCGTTCTGACGCGGCATATTCAATGCGACGCGCTTGTATTTCCAAGTGCCGTCCTTCTTGCGTTGGAAGGCGTTGTTGAGGAATTCGACTTGGAATGGGAGGATTGTGTTTCCTCGACCCCAGTTGACGTATTCTGCGGCCATGATTGCCACGTCGGATGTTGGGCGGACGTTAGCCCTCCAGTTTGGATTCTTCACCAGCATGTCACACCACCTGATACTTCTTGAGGATTTCGGCGTCAGCGCCCTTGCCGTAGGCGTCGCCGATGGATGCGATGTCCTGCGCGGTCTGCGGGAACGTGAGTTCATAGTCGAGGGTGACGCCCATCGGCTCGAAGATGGCGTTCAAATCCTGTTTGATGACGTAGATTCGGCTGACGAAGCTTTCCCTGTTGGATACGAGCGACTGGGTGGTCGCTCCGAGCGTGTCGAGTATCTGCGCGTCCTGCGGGGGTAGTCCGGTTTCCATCTGGAAGCTGAGCGCCGTGTTTTGCAGGAGGGTTTTGAGCTGTCCGTTGTCCCATTGGCTGAGTCGTTTGACTTCTGGGCGCACGATGGTGTCGTGGTCATCGTTGGCGTCGAATTTCGTCCAATCGGATGGGTTCTTGCTTGGGTCCGTTTTGATTACCACGTCGGGGGAGGTGCCGACCACGACGGGTTCGGGCAGCATGAGGTGTTCGAGGTTTTGGGAGATGAGTCCTTCGATGACCATGGCACGCTGCGCCAAGAGCACGGCTTGGTCGGTGACTGGCGCGTGGCTGAGGGTGAGGCATCGTAGGTTTTCGTTGATTTCCTCGGCGTTTTCGTCGTAGCAGCGTCCGTCCAAGCCTACCGCCGTCACCTTGTCCAATTGTAGGTCTGCGGACGGGAGGTAGTCGGTGCTGAGCGGGTCGCCGTCCTGCATGATGAAGTAGGAGTTGACGCCGCCGACCGCTTTGGAGAGGATGCGGGTGAAGCTGCGTTTGCCGACCGCGCTGAAGTTGGTGACGCGCGCGCGCATGGCGTATGCGTTTTTGACGAGTTCAATCCACGGGAAGGATATGGTCTGTTCGTCTACGGTGGTGAGTGTCATGAGCGTTTCGCTTCTTTCGCTACGAGTTTCTGGAGTGTGGTTTTGGGGGTTTTGGCGGCGGTGGCCTTGCTTTTGTGCGAGTCCACTTTGACCGCTTCGTCGAAGTTTTTTGTCATGGTCATGAGTAGGTTCATGAAGCTGACGTAGCTTCTTTGCGCGTTGACGGCCATGCTCATGTTGTATTCGCGGTCATCGTCATCCGTTTCGGCTCTTCGCGCGTATTCCTCCATGTCCGCATAGGCTTTGTCTATGAGTCTGTTGACTTGTTCCATGCGGCTTGAGAGGGCTTCTTCAGTCTTTCCTGCCATAGATTCTCCTTAACTGTTCGGCCATTTGGCGGCGTTGCTGTCGATACCAGCGTACCATTTCGGCTTTCGTCTCGGTGCGCCGTGTCGGGCTTTCGACGTATCGGGGTTCGGTGTTGTTGATGGTTGGGGTCATGTGAGGCTGTTCCTTACGTAGATTTTGCAGTCGCATCCGGCGTGCCGCACCCAGACGCCGTAATGGTTGGCGTCGTAGGGATGCCAGATGCCGCATCGTTCGAGACACCACGAGCAGGTTTCGCCCACCGATTCGCGCACCACTTCGGTGGTGGAGTCGATGGCGAACAGGTTCATGGTGGCCTGTTGCATGGGTTCCACTGCAAGTTCACGCTTGTATTTGGCGAGGAAGTTGCGGACCGTCTTGTCGGAGCGCTGTTCGCCGGTCAGCCATCCGACTTTTTTGCCGAAGGCGTCGGAGTCGAGCCGTTCTAATCCCAGTCCAGCGGATTTTTCCGCGACCTGCTTCCAGATGTCTCCCAAGACTTTGCCGGCCAGATGCTTGTCTCCGCTGCTGGCGGCGGCTTGTGCCTGTTTGACCTGCTCGTCGGTGATGATGTCTTTGGCTGCCGGTGAGAGTATTTCCATGAGGTCTTCCACCGACTCCTGCGTGCTTTTCAAGTCAGATACTCCAGCTGGTAGTCGTAGACGGTCGCCAAGCGTCCGTCCTTGGTGGGTTGGATGTTGGTGGTGTTGAGCAGGGGCGCTCCCATGATGTCCCAGAGGCTTTTGTTGTACCAGTCGGTGATGGCGTCTCCGATTTCGGCGCTGAGCGTGTCGGTTTCGTCTCCGTCTTTCTCCCGTGTCACTACGGTGATGGAGATGTCCAAGTGTCGGATGTATGGGGTGGTGTCGGAGGCGTTTTGGCGGGTGACGATTACCAGCGGATACTGTTCGGCGTTTTTGACTTGCGGATACTTGTCGTATACGCGCATGTTGAGCCGCTGTGCGAGTCCGCCGATGATGTCCGAGATGATTTCCATGTCTTTGCTCACAGTCCGAATCCTTTCAGCGTGTCGCCTGAATGCGACGTCTTGTAGTATTTGATTTCCGTTCCAGCGCGGTGCGTGCCTTTGAAGCTGCTGAGCGTGCGGTATGTGGTCATGGAGGGTTTTTTCCTGTCCCTGTAGGCGTCCATTTGGAGTTGTGGCATCATTTGTGATGCGACGCGCCGGGACTCCTGCTGGAATCCCGGCGATTGCAGTACCAGATTGGTTGTCGCGTTCGGCGCGGCGACCATGATTTTCGCGCCTCTGAGCTGTGCCATCAGTATTGCACCTGCTTTGCGTTGAAGCTCCATTTGAACGGGTTGAACATGACCCTGTTTCCGGAGTCGATGGGTGGTTTGATGGAGGTGACGTGGTATGGCATTCCGCAGTATTCGAGTTCGCCGCCGACGATTTCGGGCGGCGTGTCAGGCGTGGTGACGTGGACGGTGAGCGAGGACACTTCTGTCATGTTGTCGTAGGTGCCGGTGTCTTCGCCCGTCGTGTTTGCGGTCACGATGCCTTTGACCGTGTATTGGCTGTCGCCGGTGGCGACGGTGATTTCGTGCGTTTTGAGTCCGTAGTGCATCAGAGCTGGAACCTTGCTATGGTGGCGCGTCCGACGCCCAGCTGTTTGAGCTGGTTGTTGGTGAAGAACACGTCGTCCGTGTTGCCTCGCCATTCGCCGGTGAAACTGTAGCCGCCCGCCGTTTGGGTGAACGTTTTGAACGCGCTTAGGTCGGTGTCGCTTTCGGACATTGATTCCTTGCGGCTCACGTCCTGTGCGACGCTGACGCCGATGATGTCCGCGACCATTTGGCGGGTGAGCGGGTCTTCCGTGACCTGCTTGTCCAAATCGTCGCCTTGGTTGCGGTACATCATGCGTAGCACGTTGGATGCGGCTCCGCGTTTGCGTTCCTCATAGTCCACGAGGTCTGCGGGCACCGTGTGTCGCAGGTATGCTTCGGTGTCTTCGACGGTGGCGAGCGGCTTCAGTTCGTCTGTCAATCCTTTTCCTTCCAATCGTGCATCGCGAGTCCTAGCTGCAACAGATGCTCGGCAAAACGCTTTACCAGCTTGTCTTTCGCGTTCTTATCCAATTCCACGGGCGAGTTTACCACGATGTCATCGTCGATGATTGAAAGGGTCGCCGGAATGTTTTCGTCGCGCACCACCATGATGAGGATTCGGACGTCACGCATGGGCGGCTCCCAGCCAGTCGGGGGCGGCGTTCGTCGGCTCCACGGTAACTGGGGTGACGCGCGTGCGGCTGTTGATGCTCGTGGCGAGCTGCTTTTCGAAGGCGTCTAGCTTGTCCTCCTCAGCGGGCAGCAGGTCGGCGCTCAAACCGTACTGTTCGGCGATGCGGTTGCGTTTCGCCTGAAGCAGTCCGAGGGTGATGCCCTTCTCCTGAGCCTCCTTCAGCTTCTTCTCGTTCTCTTCGGCTAGCTTTCGGGCGTCTTCGGCTGCTTTCTGGGCCGCTTCGAGCTTTTCGCGTTCCTTGGCGAGCTTTCTGCTGATGATGGCGTCAAGCTGGGCTTGGGTGATTGTCGGCTCCTGCGCTCCGCTTCCATTCGAGCCTTCAGAGCCTCCCATTCCGGTACCGGTCGCATTCGGGTCTGTTCCTTCCACTAGTCGGATGTGGTTGTATCGTGTACGAAAATTCATATCAGCCTTTCCAGTCTGAGCCGCATCGCGAGTTCCACGATGTCCGTAGCAGCATTATACGCCCTGCGCAGGTCTATCCTCGCCTTGAGGGTCTTCGGGTCTTCGGAGTCAGTCGGAATTCCTTGCAGGAGACGTCCGAGGGAGCCTTGCACGGAGCGGGCTTGGTTTTCAATCGTTTGGATGGATGCAGTCAAGTGCCATGTCCTTCTTGTAGGTGGCGACCATGCAGTCGTGCTCATAGCCGCCTTCGTCTACGGTCTGTATCGTCGTATAGTGTACGGGCGTGTTCGCGTAGTCGGCGTACCATGCCCATGCGAGCATGGCGGTCAGTGTGATGACGATGATGCCGTATGCGACGCCCAGATATGTGTCTCGCATGTTTTCCTCCTTTCCAATATTTCCTGAAGCGCCTTGCACGCTTCGTCGATGTCTTTGGTTTTGCAGACGCGCGTCCAATCGTCGAACACGCGGTAGTGTTTGCGATAGGTGTCCACGATGGCGAGCATTCGGGTGCAAGTGGCGCAGTCGAACTCGCATAGCACGCCGCCTTTGAACGTTTCGCTCGCCCGCATCATGATGTCCACATCGTATGGTTCCGCGGCTTCCAGCAGCTTTCCGGTCGGAGGTGCGAGCGTTCTCAGTCCTGTCAGTCGGTTCAT